TCTCGCGCACGGTGTTACCGGAGAGCTTGGCGGCGACGGCCGTCGCAATGGCGTCGTTATCCACCCGCTGTTGCTTGACCGCCGCCAGCGCATCGACATAGCCCTTATTGGCGGCCGTCACGTCGGCGACGCGCACGTTTGCAGCGTCGAGCTTGGCGTGCGTATCGGTCAAGTCGTTGCGCTGCAAAAGCACCGTGATCAGCAAGCCGACGAGCGGGATGACGTACCAAAATTTGCGGAGCAAGGCGAGGGCAGTCGTCATAACCGTTCCTTAACCTTTGGTCACGTTGTCGTCAACGGATGGCGCTTGGGCGGTTTCGCCCGGTTTCAACATTATGTCGGGCTTGGGCGGGGCGCTCGGCGAGCTGGCGGCAAGGTCGAGCGCCTTGCCCGTATTGTCGTTCGCGCGAGCCGAGCCGCTGCTAGAACCGAGATAATAACCCCACGCACCCGCGAACGCGGCGATGATCGCGCCCGTCATCGTGTCGGTTGGCTTGGCGATATACGCGCCGGCGAACAGAATGATGATGGTATAGGCGATGATGAAACGCGGGTCGCGAAACGTCACGACAAATACCGTTGGAACTGCATCGCATAGCTGGCGATATCGGCCGCGCGATCCTGCCCGTTGATGATGCGCCGCGCGGCGATGAACTGCGCGCTCACGGCGACGCCGGTTGAGGGGAGATAAGACGAGAATTTCTTGCTGGTAAACCATCCCTCGGTCATGCCGAGCCGCATGACCTTCGCGGCGATATCGTCGCGCAAGGCAAGCTCCGGGTCGCTGATCATATCGACGCCGAGCTTGATCGATGCTTTCTGATAATTCCCCCGGCCGGTGAGCTGCACGTAACCGCGCCCGTGGAATTTCACGCCGTCACCGTCTTGCGTGTTGCCGAGTTCGGCCGCAACGGCGGGGCGGTTACCCTTGCGATCATACATGCGGAAAAAATAGGACGGGCCGCCGTCTTCGTGAATTGGCATCATCGTATGCTTGGTTTCGAGATAGGCCGTCGCGAGCGCATAGGCGGCATAGGCGATCGGCGCACCGGCCATCGCGTCGAGAATGGCGCTGCACCCGTCAACCTCGCTTTGCGTAAGCGTCGGTCCTAGCAGCGTGCCCGCGCGCGCCGCCACGAAAAAACCCTTGCGATCAGTCATCGGAATTCCCCCTATCGGCGAGATAATCTTTGCTCTCTTGCACCTGGATTTCGTTTATAACGGCCCCCTTGGCATCCGCCAACCGTTTCATGCGGACAAGAAATTGCCGAGCGCGGCGCTCGGCGGCAAGCCGCTCGGCAACGTCGATCGCATCGATAAGGGCTTGGATATGGTCGAGCGCTTCCTCGAAATGCGTGAGCCGGAGCTGTAGCGAACGCATCTCGGCGGCCTCGATCCGCGCCGCCACAAGCTCTTGGCGCGCCGTCGCTATCAGCTCGATCAGAAAGCTATCTTGGTGTTGCTCGCGCGTGACCTCGATATTGTCTTGGTGCGCGGCGCGCTCGGCGCGGCCCTTGAACCATGCAACCGTCGATTGCGTAAGCCAAGTTCCACCACCGCCACCGGCCGCCGCGATAAGGACTGTTACTAGGTCGATCATCACCGATATATGCGTTAGTTAACGACCAAACGCTACCCAAGATATTCCCCGTAGTCGCGTTCCTACGTCGTTGATGCGGTTGAGGTAATAGCCGAGCGTCGTCAGATTGGTCGTGTCAAATTGCCAGTCAACACCCCAATCGGTGTTCGACGCCGCCGAATTCAAAACTGGCGTAAGAATGACCGTGCGGACCTCATTCGGAAAAGGCGTGTTGAAGGGGGTCGTATAGCCGCCCTCGCTTCCCGAATTCGCAACAAAGCCATCTTGAATTATGGAACCCCCCGGCGCGTATAGGACGCCCGGCGAATTGCTCCCCGCCAGTGCGGCCGGAGTGATATATTTCGCCGTGTCGGTGCCCGTGCGAACCTCTAGCCCGCTCGCGCGAATGCTCGCCAGTGAGGCGGGCGTGATGTAACGCGCCGCGTCGGTGCCCGCGATGACGGCGGCGGTATCCGCGCGCAGCCCCGCCAGCGTCGCGGGCGTGACGTATTTGACCGTGCTAGTGCCCGCGATCAGCTCCGCAAGCGTCGCCGGAACGGGCGTAAGCGAAATCCAATCGGCACCGCCGCTATCCGGGTTCGTCGCATTGTTGTTGGCGGTCGAGACAAACATCACGCCGGGCGTCACCGCCGACTGTATCGTTGCGCCGAGCGGATAGCCGCCGATCGCGGTCGCGAACGTGCCATCGAAATAGACCGGGCCGCCCGCCGCAACCCAACGTGACCATCCCGAAATTTCGTACAGAATGCCGTTCATATCTTTGATATCGGGCGGGATGCCCCCGGCCCCGATCGGCGTCGCGTTGAGCGGCACGAACCCGTCGGTGAGGGACGCCGCGCCATCAACGACGCCAATTTGCGACACAACCGGGATGGTACGAATATAGCCGCCGCCAGCCGCCGCGCCGAACGGAAGGGGGAGCTTAAGCGGAATGTCGGTATTTTGCACTTGTGCCCCCTATAGCTGCACGATGGTCACGCTCACGCCCGCCGGACGCGGTAGCACGCCCGATTGCGCGACGATCGCGAAATCAACGACCGAAAGCGTCGCGGCGAATGTATAGGTCATCGTCATGTTGCCGCCGTCGGTGACATAGCAATTCCCATAGGTGCCGAACAGATTGATCAGAATTTGGTTGATGCCGGGAATAGAGCCGTCACTGATATTCGCGAGCGCCTTTGCCGAGATCAGCTTGCGATACGCGGCATCCGATAGCGAGAAATTGCTTGTGAGCTGCCCGCCGCCGAAGAAAATACCCTCATTGAAAGGGAAGGCGTCGGCGCTCTCGCTAAATCCGAAATACTCGGCATCCCCTGGCAAGCGCAAAACTCGCGAGACGCCGACAATGCGACCCCAAACATCAAGGCCGTGACCGACCGCCGTGTTGACGTTGAACACGAACGTAAAGAAAGCGTCGAAATTAGCCGTCGGGTCGATATATTCCGCCATGTTGGCGATCAGCTTCAACAGGATCGGCGAATTCGAGTATTGCGAAATGACCGTCGCAAACCAATCGAACACCGCCGTCGGGATATCACCGGCGTAGGGGTTCCGCGCTTCCGCTAGCGAGTATTCGCCAAGAGCTTCATCGGCGATCATACCAACGTCACCGCAATATCGTCGGCGTTGATCGTCGGTACTTGGTCGATGCGTACCGTCAACCTATCGAGCGTTGCGGTCGTTGTGCCGATCAAGATCGAGACGATTTGCGCCCATGTACCAAGCTGCGCGACCGATGCGTAATACCGGCTGGCAAAGAGCGTTGAGCCGATCTTGGCGCGCGAGCCGCCGTCGCTTCCCGAAAACGCATTGATGATCGCCGTCTTGATCAGCTCGGCGGCGTCGGCGGGCACGGTGACGCTGTTCGCAATCTCGACGGCGAACAAAATCGGGAGCGCAGCCGGCCGTTCGAAGGTGACCGAGTAGGACGGATAGGGCGGCGAATAGCCGCTGTTGTCGTCAATGACGGTGACGGTCGTGTTGCCGTTATAGGCGCACCCCGGATTTTTCTTTCGCCAGATCGCGGCGGCAACATCGGCATTCGCGCCGCCAACGACCGAGACGTACAGCGAATGCGCCACAACCGCGACGCCGCCGATGGTCACGGTGCTTCCCGTCGGGTTTTCGGTCGCATAGGCGTCGAGCACGCCCGGCACGTTGAGCACCGTCGCCTTGATCGCGGGAAGGGTGCCCGTAGCGTTGAGGGCGACGCTGGCGGCTCGACGCGCCTCGAATTCGGCGCGGCTCTCGACCAGGCGGCCTAGCACCCCCTCGCTTGGGTTGGTGATCGTATCCCAACCGGGGATGGCGCGATAGATCGTGGTGAGGCTGTTCGGCGGGCAGGGTATCGGCCCCGGCGTCACGCAAGCGAAGGTGAGCACGATCGAGCCGCCCGACGGGATGGTGCCGCCGTCGGTGCAAACATAGGTGTTGCCGTCGGCGCTCTTGGCGAGCGAGCCGACCGGGATGATGGTGCCGCCCAAGCCGGTGCATGTCGCCGCGACAACCGTCGGCTCGGCGGGGTTCCGCTCTAGGAAATAGATGCGCGCGATGGCGTCTTGCATTCGGCCTTCCGCATAGGCCGGATCGACTTGATTTGTGATCGAAAGAAACAGATCGTTGCAAAACCCGATGATCGCGGTGAACGAAACCGTGAGCTGCCCTTGGGGCGTATCGGGGGAGGGGTTCAAATCGCCGCCGAACGCCGCGTTGATATCGGCGAACACCCCGGCGGAAATGACGCTCTCGGCGGGGGCGACAAACCCCGTGGGGCCGAATGACGGTTTAGGTACGTTGGTCAATTTCGCCCCCTCACAACGTGACCACCACCGGCCCGTCGGCTGTCTCGACTTGGATTTGCCCCGTGATACCGCGTTCGCTCACGCTTGTCAGAAAACATCGCGCCGAGAGCACGCCCGGCACCGCGAGCGCGGCGGCGACGATGCGCCCTTTCAAAAGCTGTGTCGGGAACTGGCGGTTGAACGCTTCCGTAAAATACGGGATGCCTTGGGTTGCCGGGCCGTAATACAGTTCACCGACGAACAGCCGCGCGGCGGTCGCCACGTCTTGCAACATCGAATAGCTCGCGGTCGCCTTCGCGATATTACCGCTCGCGTCGATGCACAAATCCCAAGCCTGGCGGTCGAGTAGCAGCGTATCCATTTAGCGAGCCTAGCGCATTCTGCCTCGCTACGCACCGCAAAATTATCTTGACCCCCGCGTCAACGGTTTGTTAGGAATTGCCCGATATAAGGATGGCATCAACACCGGAGATGCCGCCATGAATTACGCCGAAGCCGCCTATTTCGACCGCAACCATTGCCAGCATGTCGCCGATCGGGAGGAAGCCGCTCGCGTCGCTCGCCGCAACACCGCCAGCCGCAAAGCGGTTCGCGCCAACGAAAGCCGCCGATGACCACAAAACCTATTCCCGATGGCCGCGTTGGTTGCCCGCATTGCGAGGGCACCGGCACGACACAAAACGGCCCGCGCAAGGGTTGTTCATGTCATAGCTGTTGGGGGTGGGGGCACGTCGTGCCCGGCTCGCCGAACGAATTTTGCGACCATCAATTTTATACCGATCGCACCGTTGGCCGTTGTCTGTCTGTATGGAAATGCGAGACGTGCGGTTACGAAACGACGGTCGATAGCAGCTAAGGAAACGCCATGTTGAAAATCATCGGCCTCGCACTGATCGCGATCGTCGCCTATGGCGCGACGCACGGCCCCACGCTCGCGCATGATTTGGCGGGCGGTCGACCGGCCGCCCTCGCGGCGCAACCCCACGGCGACGATTGGCTTGATAATCAGCTCGCGGAAGCGACGGCGCTACGCGAATGCGATCTGATCAACGCGGCGGCCTTCGCGAAGGTGCTCGATAGCGATCGTTACGTTCGCACGAAATTTCGCATCGGCGCACCGCGCGCCCCGCTCATTCGCGCCGAACTGGCGACGCTTCGCCTTCATTCATGCGGCGAGCTGGCGACAATGCCGTTCGCGCACGCTTGGACCGACCCGCTAAATTAACTCGGCGGGCCGGACGTTCCGCCGCCGCCAGTGACGCCGGAGTGCGTATGCGTCGCGAGATGCTTGCCGCCGCCGATCACATCGTTCGTCGCGGTGATCTTGGTATCGACCGTCACGTCATCGGTGACGTGCAGCTTGCCGAGCACCGTGACCATCGTCGCCGGTTTCAGCTCGATATCACCATTCGAGAGAAAGCGGATATATTGCTCCGGCGTGCCGTTCAGCATCCCGCCGATATAAAGCGCATCGGCCATATCGAAGCGGCGGCGCGAGCCGGGGTTAGCCGGAGCTTTGTTCGCCTTCACGCTCGATATGTCGTGCGACGCGAAAAGCGCAATTCCGATATCCCCCACCTTGGGGTCGATGATGATCGCGTTCGTGCCGCCTTGGACGCGGAAATAGGGGACGTTGTGAATGATGCCGTGCGGCGTCGCCTGTCCCTTGCCGTCGAGCTGCGCGACCATCGGTTGCACGTCGATCAGCCCCACGGGCGAAACCTCGCCGTCATTGGTCACGGTTTTGACGATGACGAGCGTCGCCGTCGCGTTGCGCGCCATGATCGAGCGCACGATATAGTCGATCTGATTATAGTCGCTGGCGGCGCTCGATAGCTGTTGCGTGCCCGCATAGGAACGATCGTCACTCACCAACCGGAACCTCTTGACCGAGCAAAGAGCATTCCATTGTCGTAAACCATTTGCCGCCCGGCGTCTCGGCTTCAAGATCGTGCGTCACGCGGAATACCGTCCATCCGCCGTTCGCCGGTGTCAGATCGCTTTTCACTTGGATTTGGCCGCCGAAAATGATCGCCGGGTTGAACAGCGTCATAAGCTGAATACCGTTTTGCGTTCGCATGGGGTAACCGATCAGCCCGGTTTCAGGCGAAATCAACGGCACCTTTCCCGGCCGGGGCTTATCGAACGGCCAAATGACGACCGTGCCGTTGCCGGTATCGGTCGTCTCGATCACGCAATTGAACTGCCCCGCGCGCGCGATGCTTTGGAGCTGTTCAAGAGTCGTGTTCGGGAGATAGGGATTGTCGAGCTGCACCGACACGCCGCCATTTTCAAACCCCATGCCCGCTTGCTGCGCGATGTAGCTGACGACTTGGGCGGCATCGACCGACCCCTTGAAGCTCACCGGGATGACCGGCTTAAGCGCCATCAATGCGCCATCTTGCGCACTGACGAGAAACGCGACTTGGGGGCTATTTCGGGCATCAACCCAAGCCTCGATTATCGTGCCCGCGAATACGACCGAGAGCGCCCCGCCAACGTCGCCCGCGCTCACCACGACTTTATTGTTGCGACCATCGACCAACGGCTTGCCGAGAATGGTGAGCTTATTCATCACGTCGAGTTCAAGGCCGAAGACACGTAAATTCAGCTCGGTAAGCCCGACGCCGCCGCCCTTGGTCATCGACGCCGAACAGCGCACGCCGCTAACCTCGATCGTGTCGTTGCCGCTCTCGCCGAACGACCCTTGACCGAGCTGAAATTGAAGGGTGATGCGGCGCTTGACGAACGTCATCACGCCCCCGCGTAGAGCAAGGCGTACCGAGCGCCGAGTTCGGTGTACGCGGGCACGCCAGCCCCGCCGTCGGGTTGCGTGTCGTGAAAATACAAATCGCCGAGAAAGCCGAGATAGGCGCTCCGCACGATCGGATTATCATTCTCGACCAAAACCCCGCCGATGATCAGCGCATCGTTCACGTACACGTCGGTCGAAAGGCCGAACGCCTTTTGCGCGATATCGAGGCGCACGCTTTGCCCGTTGAGGGTAGTCGTAAGCGATTGCGCCGCCGCCGCCAGCGTCGGGATAGACGAGAATGAAACGCCCTTGGTGACAAGATCGTTGATCGTTGCGCCCGCCTGGATCAGCGATGTTACCGTACGCGCGCGATCGAGAGCGGGCGTCGTCTTGGTGATGGCCGGGATATCTCGAATAGCCGGGTTCGTGGAGGGGGGTGCAGCCGGGGGCGTTTGAGCGATCGTCGCCGGTTTCGGCTGCACCGGCCCCGCATTGGCGGGCTTCGCGCCGGACGGTTGCTTACTATCGGAAAACGTCGCCTGGACCGACTGACGAACCTCGATTGTCTGAATTTCAACCGTGAGCAACGTCGCGCCGTGATCGTTGGTGCGACGGTAATCGTACCGGACGATATTGCGATCAAGGAACGACGCATCGGGCGTGACGATATTGAACAGATCGGTGCTCTCAATGAGCGTGTCGAGCGTGTCGAGAAATCCTTGCCGATCGGTATCGGTGCCGCCTTTGGTCACGGTTATGCGGGTTTCGGCCGGGGTCGCGACTTTATTGTACGACTGAAATGCGCCTTGCTCCACGGGGTAATCAGAAATGCGGAACTCGCGGCCCGGCTCTAGCGCCAAGACGCTATCGATTTTCAACGCCAGATCGCCGCCCGGCTTATAGATGCCCCACGCGGCCCGCGCACCGGCCGCCACGGCGGGCGCGTCGCGCGTGAGGGGCTGTAGCGGGCTTGACGTGCCGAGATTGTCGGGGCCGCGAAAAACAGGCGGCACGCCGGGGAGCATCGGCACGTTCGGATAGAGCGGGTTCGCGGGCGGTTTGGCGAGCGCAACGACCATTAGTCAAGCCCCCGGTTCGCTTGCGTCGTGAGGCCGCGCCGACGGATTGCGCCGGGAAGCTCGCTCGCGATGCCGTCGGCATCCGTCGCCTTGGTATAGACGTTGATCGTGCCGACGCTGGCGGTCGTGGTCGTGCTCCGGCTCCCGCCCGCGACGGGCGCACGGGGGCGCGTGAGGCCGCCGCCGAGCGCCGCATAGCCGCGCCGCAAGTCGCCGCCGGTGCCCGGCCCTGGACGCATGAAATCGCGGATATACGTCTCTAGGGCACCGCCCGCCGTGGTCGATCCTCGCACGGCCGCGCCGCCGCTATCCCCGCCCTTCAATTCGGATATCAGAAATGCCATTTGCTGATCAGCCGACGGCGCACGCCCATACTTGGCGAACAGCGCTTTTTGACGCGGCCCGCGCCATTGCCCGATACCGAACGCGCCGTTGGCGGCCATGCCGAGCGAGCCGCCTTCCGCCGACATGCCCGCCCAAATCCCGCGCGCTTGCTCCGGGGTGAACCCGGCGCGCACAAGAGCCGCTTGTATCGACCCGGCGTTGCCCGCCGCATAGCCGTTCCCCCCGCCACCGCCCGCGCGGGGCGGCTGATAGCCGGGGAAGGTGCGCCGAATAGCGGCCGTGCGTGCGTCGCCGGTCAATCCGGCATAGGGGTCGCTCGCGCCGCCGCCACCGTTCGCGGCCGTCTCGGCGTCAATGATGCGATCGATATCGGCGTTGGACTTCACGCCCGCACTAAGCATCGACTGATACAGATCGCGCCCGCCAATCCAACCATGCGTCGCGAACACGACGTGAGCATACGCCTTTTTCAGATCGTCAAGATGACTGATCAAAAGCACGATCGCCGCCGCCGCCGCGATGAACGGCGAGCCGAGCAAAGCGGCCGTGCCCGCCACCGCGAGCAATGCAATGTTGAGCGAGGGGAGCTTGATCGTCCCTTTCTGCACGCCGTCGAGAAAGTCGAGTAGGACCGTGACCAACCGATAGAGGGAAGGGCGCACCATCCCCGTAATCTTGCTCTCCAGCTCGGCTAGCCGTTCCTGAAACTTGGCCGCCGCCGCTGCATCGGCATCCGTCGCCGCGCCGTCGCGTTTCTTTTCCTCGATCAGTCGTTCAAGGCCGCTTCGCCCGCGCTCTAGCGTGTTGATCACGCTATCGGGGATGCCGATGCGCTGCGCGCGCGCCGTGAACTCGGTATCGCTCCCGGTGGATTTGAACAGCCGATCGCGGGCGTCGGCGAGCTTCATCAACGCGACGGCCGGCCCGTCTTTCAAATCCTTCAACGACACGCCTAGCCCGCGTAGATCGGCGTCCATTCCGGTTGTGCCGGTGAGCTGGTATGTCTGATAGGCCGTCGCCATTTTCTGTAGCGCGGCGTTGGCGTCTTCGGCCGTGCCGCCGGTCGCTTTCACGGCGAGCTGCCATGCCGACAATTCATCGGTCGCTATGCCGATATTGTGCGCAAGCCGCCCCGTCGCCGCGTCGCCGACAAGCATGTTTTTGATGAAATCGGTGACCGAACTCGCGCCCTGGAAAGCGAGAAACAACCCGACGGCCTCATTGCGCAGCGACGAGAAAAACGTGCTCGCGCGCTTGCCGTAAACTTCCAAGTCTTTGCCGGTGGTGGCGACTTCCTCGCGGGTTTTCTTAAGACCCTCACTCGTTTGTTTCCGGCCCTTGTCGAAATCGTCGGCGTCGAGTGAGAGAGCGACGATCAGGCTATCAATGATCGTCGGCATCGCTGGCAATCTTCCTGTTTTCGGCGTCTATGGCGATGATTTCGAGTAGGTCGTAAATATCCTCCATCCCTAGAACCGTGTCAATTTCGTGCAGCTTGGCTAGTCCACTGCTGACAACGGTTCCGATGCTTTGGGGGACGTTGACGTATCCGAGGAAAATAGGGCCGTCTTCGCCGCCGCCCCCACTTGGGAGAGGATGGCGGCGATTGAAAAACCCAAGTGCAATTCGATGACCTCGCTGCGCAATTGGAGGATGGTCGCGACTTCCTCGATATCATCCTCGATCATCGGCCGAACGATCGGCTGGCGGCTCATTTGGTCGATCTTGGACATATCGGGGATGAAGGTGACGCACGTCATCATCTCGTCAAGCAACGGCTCGGCATCGTTGAAATCGATCGTGGTGATGGCGCGCAGCCCGATCGCCGCAATGCCCGCCATGCCCGTGCGCTGCATATCCTCTTTGAACTCGTCGGGCATGTCGTTTTTGCCCGACCGGGCGAACGCCAGTAGCGCCCGCGTCGCCCATTTCTCGGCTTGGCGGGGCGGCATCTCGGTCAAGAGGAACGACTTGCCCTTGTCGCGGCCTTCCGCCGAGACGGTGAAAATTTCGACCCGACGCGCCATTATATCGCGCCCTGGGTGATGCTCTCCCAAGTGATCATAAACTTGCGAGGCTGTAGGATTTTCTTGGCGTTCGCGATCGGGTTGTAATTCTGCAACACGCCCTTGGTAAGCGCATACTTGCGCTTGACGGCGGGCAGATAAATTGAGCCGGTCGCGAAATACAGCTCGCGCGCAGCTTGCTGTGACGAGTACCAATTTTCGAAAATGGTGACGCTATCGCTATCCGCCTGGATAGTGACGCTTTGCTTGATCGGCATCGGAACCCAACCCGCCGACAGCTTGCCGTCAACGCCCATTGCGGTTTCGGCGCTATCGATCGCGTCGATATCGAACACGTCTTCGACGGCGAAGCCCTGAATTTGCTGTGGCACGTCGAAAAGGCCGCTGATCGAAATCAGCAAGACGCTATTCGCGGCGGTAAGCGTCTTTTGCGTCGCCATTACTGGACCTCCACCGAATTGAGATTGATTTTCTGCACCGATTGACCGTCGGTGTACCAAAAGGTGATCGGCGGCGAGCCGCGCGCCGCGCGCACTTGCGGCGAGGCGGGCGCGACTTGGAGATACCAACCGCGTTGCGTGATCGTGTCAGACACGATCGCCCCGGCCGCGTTGTTGACCTCGGCGGCTTGTAGCGCGGAAAGGGGCACCCCGGCGCGAATAGCACCGAACGACACGGCAGCATTGATCGGGTCCGCAAGCGCGGCCTCGATCAGCGCGTAACCCTGGACGTTGTACGGGATGCTTGGAATGGCGGTGAGCAAATTCATCAACGCGAGCTGAAATGCGTTCGTCATCCAAATTTCGTTTACCGCGCTATCCGCCCATTTGAACGGGCCGGTGATCGACCCCGGATAGAAGAAAACGAACTGATCGTTGGCGGTCGCATACGACCCGTAGAAATTGACGCCGTTCGCAATGAGCTGATCGGCGATTTGCTCATTGGTCACGCTTGCCGTGAGGCCGGCTTGCGCGCGGAACGCCAGATTGGTGCGGCCCTCGACGCGCGTGAAATCGATCGAGGCGACGGTTCCCATAGCGAAGGCCGCGAGATAGATGCCGCCGACGGCCGCATAGATCGGGATGGTGCCCGCGTAATTCGCTTCGATGATCTGCGCGACCGCGCTCGCGTCATCGCTGCCCGTGGTGATCGTCAGATCGGTATCCCACATGACGTAGATGAAGCGCCCGGCCTTGCTGTTCGACCATGCGGCGAAAGCAACCATGTCATCGATCGACGGCTTGAACACCGTCGCGAAGGTGGCGAAATTTTGCGTGTCGGCGACAACCGTCGCCATCGCGGCGGCGGGGGTCATCGGGTCGCTACCTTGCGATACGACCGCGCCCGCCGCCGTGGTGAGCTTCAAGGCCGTCGCGGCGTTCCCGGCATTGGCCGCCGTGAGCGTGCTCGATACGTCGGGCGTTCCGCCAGTGATGACGAACGCGCCGCTGATCGCATCGAAAGCGACGGTGGTCGCTCCGGCCGTGATCGCGGTTGAGGTAGCGGTTTGCGTTGGCGCGACGATATAGGTGCCCGTGCCCCCGGTGCCGGTGCCGAGCGCGGTGATCTTGGTGCCCGCCGTGATGCCCGTGCCGGTGATGACTTGTCCCACGGCAAGTTCGCCGTCGGCAACCGCCGAGACGGTGAGGGTGGTGCCCGCGATGCCGCCGGTGACTTGCGCGTCGGCATGGCCGATCGCGGTTTGAATGAGCGCGGCGGCGGCCGAAAAGCTCGCGGCACTGGAAAGGTCGAGCGCGCTCGACGTGACCGCATCGCCATTGATCGTGAGCGTGATCGTGCCGGTGATCGCCTGTAGATCGATGAGCGACAAAGCCGCGACGCTCCCGCCGCGCAGATACGCCGGAACGCCGACGCTCGCATACTGGCAAAACAAGAGCTGCGCGGGCTTGATCGGCGAGCCGTCGTACCCCGCGAAATAGCGCAGCGCCAAGGCCGCCTCTTGCGACGACGGGCCGAAGAATTTCGACACGCTATCGGCGGAAACGAACGACTGCACCGTGCCGATCGGGACGCGGGTGCTGTTGGTGAGCACCAGGCCGGAAAGATCAAGGCCGGTGCCGCCCGCGTCGATGACATTCGGGATGACACTGACGATGGACGACGCGGGAATGCTGACGGTCATGCTATAAGTCCCCCAAGGGCCGGCGCTATCACGGGCGTAAGCGTAGCGGCAAATTGTTGTGGTGTCGAGACGATGGGAACGATTTGAAGCGCGATCGTCATAACCCAACGATTTTCATATTGGTGCTCGCCGTTGATGAACGGAACTTGGTTGCCATCGGTCGCGTAGAGCGGCGTCACGCCCGTTCCGTCCATCGCCTCAACCGCGTATTCGTCGCGGATCAAGGTCGCGACAATCGAGGCATGATCGCTCCCGGCGGGGCCGTGCAAATCGAGCTGCACCATAAATTGCGTGTCGTGCGAGTGGTCGAGCTGTGTCGCGTCGTCATCGTCTCGCGCCCAATCGACCGTATTTGTCGAAAGGCGCAAGCGGTTCATCGGCGTCATAACGATGAAATCGACGCCGCGCGGCTCCGGCACGCGGTTTCCCTGTCCCTGAAAAACCTCAACACCCGATGGCACGATATCGATGATGAACGCGCGCAGCGCGGCCATTACGTCGTCTTCGGTGATGGAAATCTCGAGAGGCATTACGGCGTCACCATGTCATTTTGCTTGGTGACCGCGACGCGGCACCACCCGGAGCTATCCCACGTTTCGAGGATAACCGTGACCAACCATACCGCCCCGTTGAAAGTGAGCAAGTCGCCACCTTCGCCCGACGCGCGATCGACGGCCTTCACGTCGCCGTTCATATAGACCGCCCGCTTGACGCCTTGGATATTCAGGCTCTCGACAAGCGCCAGCTCCGGCCCGGTGAGCGCCTGGACTTGCATCGACGTGTCGGGAACGTCGAGATAGCTCGGCGTGCGCTTCCCGGCCGGGGTGGTCGCATAGCCCGCGTTGCGCTGCCAAAGGCCGTTCACCGTGCCCGACACGATGCCCGCGATCGGCCCGGCGATGGCGTGCAAGTTCATCGCCATTACACGACCTCTTTATCGACGGAATTGAGCATATGCCCGGTATCGACCAACGGCTTGTCGAAACCCTTCGCCTGAATCGTCGCCGGCGAGAGGGGAGGGGCGATAGTATCCACGATCGATTGCCGGAGCTGCCCCGCGATGCCTTCGCCCATAAGCTCTAGGCTCGCGCGCGCTCGATAGCCGTTTTGTTTCAGGATGCGACCGAGCTTTTCGCCCCAACCCGGCGACTTTTCGATGATCATGTTGGTGAAAAACGCACGCGGCGGAATTCCCATTGCGGGCGAACCAAAATTCTGCACGGCCGCGACGAGCGCGACGGGCGTGCCATCGGGATAAGTCGCACCTTCAAGGAACCCGACGTGCAGCGTTGCCGGGTCGGTGACCTTTTCCGCCATCTCGGCGAGAAAGGCTTCAAGCCGATCGCCGCCGCTTAGTTCCGCCATCGCATGTCACCGCCCCAATTGTGATCGAAATCGCGGCCGATCGGCCCGAAAGCCGGTTGCACACCAGGCACGTAATGCGCCGTGCGATACGATGCCGTCGCCGCCCAATACTGGACGCCGTAGGGGGTTTGCGAGAAATAGGCGGCTAGATCGCCCGTGAAGCCCTTGAACTCGGTCGAGATGGTCACGCTGCCCTCGGTGACCGACGAGATGCGCCCGACTAGCCCTTGCTCACCGGCGGGCGTCGCGCCGTTCCCGGCGGCGATATGGGCGACGATCATGTTGAGCAAAGTGAGCCGCACGCCAACGTCGGCGACAAGCGAGCAATCGGTGTTGTCGAGATATAGACCAGCTTCGATGAAATAGGCCGCCGCGAGCGGTTCGGGAACCTTGGGCGCGAGCGTTGGATAGCGCAGCGCCCATAGGCTATAGTCGAATACCGCGACGGCCATACATCACTTGCCCTTGGCGGGCGCGGCGGCCTTCGCCAGTTCCTTTTTCGTCTCGTCGGTCGGCTCGATACCGGCCATCGGCGCTTCGGCGTTGAGCGGTTCCTGTCCGGTCATCACGGCCGGGTCGCTCGCGCGCTCGCGGGCGGCGTTGGCGATATCGCCCGAATAGGCGAAAATCGAGCCGTTTTTGACCGCCGGGAACTTGCCGACGCTTTCCGCCCATTTCTTGTAGAAATCGGCGTCAACGTCCGGCGTGATGCCAAACCCGAACTTAGCACCGGCATCGTTCGCGCCGTTGAGCACGACCGTCTTGCCATCGACGGTGATCTGCAAACCGTTGGGGAGCTTGCAAGCGATGTTGACGGTATCGGCCATGTGAACCTCGATCGTTGGGGCAGGGGAGGGGAAAGACGCTTGCGGGCCGCCCTAGAGCGGCCCGGTCGCGACGAAATCAGATGCCGAGCATCTGCGCGATGCAGATCGGGCGACGGATGATCGTGCCCCACGTGCCGGCGCTCTTTTTCTGTTTCCAGCTCGACATATCGGGAATGACCGGATGCGCGCGCATCTTTTCGGTAAAGGCCGAATAGGTCGTGCGCGTGCCGTCAACCTCGTCCAAGACGAGCTGCATAAGCTCCCCGGCCTGGGTCGAAAACTCCGGTGCCGTCTTGATCGTGAGGTTCGGAAAATTCCCCTTGATCGTTTCTTCGGCGGTGACGTTGTAGATCGACACGCGCTTGAGCTGCACGGCCTTCACCGGCGAGAGCGCGAGCGTCATCTTGACGTCCATATCGGGCACCAAGCCCGCCATTTGGGTTTGGAGCTGCCCGAACAGCGCGAGCACGTCGTTATAGATTTCTTGCGCGGTCGCATTATCCCACGACACGCCGCCCGCGATCTTGGTGCTCGGCATGATCGGCGCGATAAGCGACGGGTCGTTGATGCCGCCATAATTGGCGAGCAGCCCGACGCCGAAGAAATACGACTTGTTCAGGAACTTGTTCAGCACAAGCGCCGACGAGACGTTGATTTCGCTCGCGTAATTGATCTTGGCGACGCCATACATTTCAAGCTCGCGCTCGCCCCACTGGCTTACGGTCTGGAAATGGTACGATTGACGCGCAACCCAATTGACGTTCGCGCCGGTCGAGCCGTTGTTGTTGAAATCGCCATAGCTCGACGTTTCGCCGGTCGCCTCGATCACGGGGAACTGCGCCGAAAGATCGGTCCAAGTGCCCTTTTTCGTCTCGCCGTAAATCTCGGCGGCGCGCATCGGGGCAACCAGGATGCGAATGACTTCCGGGTCGATCATGTTCGTCAGGAACGCGGGGATGCCCGCATTCGGTGCCGTGATCAACGTCGGCTGCGCGTCCATCGCGAGCTGAAAGTTCTGACGCCAAGGCATTGCATCCTCGACGCGGCCGGTCATGCCGACATATTCCATCCGCAAAAGGGCATCCATTGCCATTGCCGGGATGATGCCGCGAGCGGCAAGGATATCGATTTCTTCACGACGCATGTTCGTTGCCCCTCGCTTAGTACACGGCGCGGCTGGCGATTTTCGCCAGCTCGCCGTTCGCCGCCGTCGAATGAACGGTGAATTGCGTTTCGCTCGCGCCGAGCGCAGTCACCGTCACGCCGGTCGCGGTCGCGGTGGTCGCGGCCGAAAGCGTATAGGTGCCGACGCCGCCGGTGCCCGTGCCGAGCGCGGTGATGTACGCGCCCGCCGGAATACCAGTGCCCGAAACCGGGTCACCAACCGCCAGCGCGCCCGACGTGACGCCGGTAACGGTGAGCACGTTGTTCGTGTTCGTGGAGGCCGTGACCACCGCTCCGGTCGGCGGTGCCCCGGCCGTGCCCGCGATAGCGGTGCCGTCGGCATAGTTCGCGAACACCTTTTGACCGATCGCCGCGCCCGCCGCGAAGCGGCACCAGAACGCACCCGCGTCGTGCATCGTCATATCGAGGCCGGGCGAAATCGTCATCGAACTTTCGGCAAGGAAAGGGACGATCAGCGCGGGGTTATGGCGCGTGACGAAACCGACGCGGCACGCGACGCCCGGATGGCCGTTGGTCACGGTGCCGTTGTCGTTCCGCGCGCGGGCGAACCGCCCGATGATGACGCCGAGCGCGCCCGCCGTGAGCGCACCGGCTCCCGCCAGCAACGACGCCCAAGGGTCCGCACTGGCGAAATCGCCCTCGATCGCGGGGGCCGGGTCGGTGTTGACCGTCTTCTGAAAACCGCTCATCGAAATTATCCCCTTACGACACGATCAAGGTGTTGGCTTCCGGGAAGCGCTTGGCGAAATCCCCCGCGACGGTCGCGTGGTCGAGCGCGAGCGGCGGCTTGGCATCGTCGCCCTTGGGGAGCATCGCCACCATCGCGCGATACGCCGACGGGTGAACCCCCTTGATATCGACCTTTGCGTGGTCGAGCGCGAGCTTGTAGATCGCCGCCGCGCTATCGACGGCAATCTTGACCTCGCCGATGATCGGCGCAACGTCGCGCTCGGCTTGGCGCATCTCGGCGACGGTGGTGCCGATCTTGCGCGAAATGGCCGCCGCGTCCATCGCGGGCTTGGCGGGCACGTCGCCGGGCTTGCGACCACCGGGAGGGGCGTCGGGTTCTTCGTCGGCGGCGGTGCCCCCGACGATTTCGCCGAGCGATGCCATATCTTCGTCAGACAGCTTGCCGTCGAGAAACGCCATCAATTTTGCAACCACGTCATCGTCGGCATCGACGGCGGGCTTGTCGGCGTCGCCGTCTTCGGCGTCCATCTCGTCGTCTTCGGCCGGAACGTCGGTGACGCCCTGGACGGCCGCGATGACCTTCACCACGTCATCGGCGTCGAGCGTTTCGTCTTGCGCGAGCTTGCCCTTGGTTGCCGCAACGATCTTGGTCGCGAGCGCCTTGCCCGTCTTCGGGAGCGTCTTTGCGTTGACCCCGGCGAGCACGCCGGAAAGATCAAGCTTGGCATCCTGCGCGAGCTTCGGCGCGAGGAAGGCGGCGAGCGCCCCATTTAGCATCAAAGCGCGACGTGATTTCAGCATCGTTAGCCCCTTCGGCATACTATCCCCGACAACCACGTCAGGCCCGGCCCGACCTTCATCGACCAAAGCAACATGGTTACCGACGATATCTCGCATAATCCCATCGAAACGCAAGCCATTAAAATTACCGGGCGTCATCTCCGCACGATAATAATATCCGCATGACCACTCTTTCTTAATTTCCGCTTCGATATCATCGATTGCATCTTGAACCCAAATTACCGCCGAATTTTGGAGGTAGGGGAGGGCGAATGCGGCATCGGTGCCCGTAGAGCCGATGACGAGTTCCTGTTGCGGCGCTTCCGCGCTCACCGGAATATGCTCGGCGAGGATCGGCAAATTATTAAAAGTCGGCGCGCCCTTCGCGAGTTCATCGGGGTCGCGCAGCAAATAATAAATTTTGTCGGGGTCTAGGTCGAGCGCTTCGCCGTCGGGGATTTCATGCCCGTAATAGGGGTCAACCGTCGCCTTGCTGATATTCGACAGCGCGATATGCAACCGGCCGTCGCGGTCGATCGACCGCACCGATTTCTTGTCGAGCGCCACCGTCGCCATCCGATCGGGGCGGCGGTCAAGCGCCATCAATGCGCGGGTCGAGCTGATCACGGTCATGCCACGTCGCCTAGCACGGTCCAAACATCGGTATCGACTTTTTTGAGCTGCATGACTGCATATTGCCCGGCCGTGGCGGTGACGCCGCCCCGACAATTGACGGTTACGCCTCCCGCGCCCGCTACGGTGACGACGCCCGTCCCGGCTTGCTCGATCGCGATTACGGAAGCGATCGGTATCGCCGCCGTGACGTTCGTCGGGATGGTGAGCGTAACGGCTCCCGCCGCCGTGAACCGGAGATAGGTGTTCGCATCGACAACCGCGATCGTATAATTTGCGGCTTTGGCAACCACCGGCATATTGATGCCCGCGCCCGGTGACCCTGGCGGGCCGGCGTCACCGGGATTGCCGGGATTGCCGGGCGCACCGGGAGGGCCGGGGATTTGGAAATCGCCCGCCAGCGCCGGGAAGGCAACGACGGCATTCGGCGACAAGGGGATGGCGGTGTTGCCATAGCTCGACACGATCACGCCGCGCGTCAAGGTCGTATCGGCAAGGCTATAGACGCCTTGCCCTACCTCATAATTCGCGCCTTGCTGTATCGAGTAGCTGTACGTCTCGCCGTCGGTGAGCGCATCGACGCCCCGGAATGCCTGGACGGGCGCGCCGAGCTGTAGCGTGCCGGTGCCGGTGTTCGTAATGATGATCTTGACCAGATCGACCAGCGTTGAGTTCGGCACGTCGCGGCCCCCACATGATTAACAGGGGAGGGGATAGCGCAGATCGGCTAATCGTCAAAGCCCGGAACGATCGGCACCGAAACGCACCGACAATTTATCTCACGCCCCGGCCATGTCCATTTGCCTTCAAGGAATGCGCCCTTGTCGATTTCGTACAGCTTGCCGGAAAATGCGACGTGCTCCGGGCGCGGCTTCCGGCCGCCCGCCGAGTGAAGCCATTTCGCTTTGCGGATGCCAAGCTCTTTTTGCCGGGTGCGCGTGAGCGTCGCCGTCGCCATGTTGTTCTGACTGCGCGCGATCGTCTCGGCGCGGCGGCGCGTGACCCCGTAATTTTCCTGTAGCGTCTTGGTGAGCGTGGCTAGATCGCGGCCCTCTTGAACTGAGCGCATCACCGCGCCCTCAACATCGGTGAGATGCTTTTGCGCCACCGATTTGATCAGCCCGACATTCTCGCCGATGACCGCTTGATAGGCGTCGTTTTGCGCCTTGGTCATCTTGAATTTCACCGTGAACCCGGCATCGCGCAGCATCTTGGACAGCTCACCGTCAACGCGCTCGCCGGCGGCCGTCGCGAAATACTGCGCGAGCTTGGGGGCTAGATCATCGAATTTCGACAACCACCGGCGACCGAGCTTTCGCATCGCCGCGCGCAGCTCGCGAGCGGGGGAGGCGTCGAGCGCGATTTCAGGCGTGTTCGCCCGGTAGCGCGCCGAAACCCAATAGACGATGGAACGGTGCATCTCGGCTATCTCGCGGTCGAGCCGCGCTTGATAGGCCGCTCGCACGGCCGCCGACGGGCGCACCGCGCGCAGCTCGATAGGGCCGGTGCGCTCGGCGTGCTCGATCAGCCGCCGCCCGGCCGCCAGTGTACGCACCGATCGCCGCTTGGGCGCGATAGTCACGGTCCTACGCCTTTTCGGGCGCGTTGCCCGCCGCCCCGGCTTGGGCGGCTTCCGCGTCTAGCGGCGCATCATCGTCCAATTCTTCTTCATCCGCCGGTTCGTCGGGAAGCTCCGGCGCATCCTCGCTTAACTCCATTCCGAAATACGGGCTGTTTTCATCCTGGACGATGCGCGCGCGAACTTCCTCATTCGACACGACGCCAGCCCCGACATACGCCACGTCCATATCGCTATCGCTCTTGCGCACGGCCGCCTTGTCGGTTTCGTTCATCTCCCAAAGGTCGATGAATTCGAAGGTGATTTCCGGGTCGATTTTGCCGTCAAGGTCGAGCTGTATCAGATCGAGGATTGTCGTGAGGGGAGAGCGGAACGTCTTTTCTTGGTACGATTTAACCGTGGCGTAGAACGTGCGAACCTCGCCGTCGCTCGACGCATTGAGGCCGGACGGGGTGACGCCGAGCAAGATCACCAACGGGATGCCCGACACGCTGGCGATTTGCTCTTGGGATTGCGCCAAGAGCTTGTCGAGCGTGCCGAGCGGAGTGCTGACGTTCGTCAGTTCCTCGGTTTCTTTGTTGATCGCCATGACGCCGCGATTGTCGCGAGTTTGGTTGAAAAGCTGCAACCGCGTTAGCAAGTTCGTCGCCGCGCCGCCCTGCAAGATCGTCCCCATGTCGGTAGCGAGCACCATCGTTGAAAACGAGTGCAGCAAGTCGCTCACCGATTGGCGCGTGCGCAACCAATTATCGACGTAGGGCTTGACCATTTGCGAGAGCGAGAGGCCGCCGAACGAATAGGCCGGTTTCAGCATGTCGGGCATCTCGCGCCCGACGATCGTCAACAGCCGCGTCGCGTGAACTTGCGTCGCCATGACGTACCACATTTGCGGCGTGTAGAAATCGGGGTCGAGCGGGTTCGCGCTCTCATACTGCCCCGGATACGACCAAAACGGCTCGATCACCTTGAAATTCTTGATTTTGCCCTCGCTCACCTTCGCGGCGGCGACGAGAGGCTTTTGCAGCTCCGGCGCATTCGCGCGGTCACCAAGATCAACGAAAATCTGCGCGCGGCCAAAAAAGCCGTCAAGCTCGGCGGCGCGGCGGAAGCGCCCCCGGATATCGAACCGCTTCATCGCGGCCTCGATCAAGTCGATGCGTTCCTTGTCGCCGTTGAATTTTATCCATTTGCGCGTCGTCTCGGCGGCGAAAATCTCGCTTACACGGCGGTATTCCGGGCGCTGCGAAAGCTCGGCGAGGTAGGGATAGCCGAGAAAGCCGATACCCTCGCTCCACGCGCCGCCAGCCGCCCATGCGTAGATGCTGCTGATACCCCCGCCGCCGGGCGCACGGTCCATCGCGATAGCCCCGGCGGGCACGAAATCGGGCGCGCGCGGGAGCTGCCACGGGTTGACCAATTCGCGACCACTGATCGCCGACGTTTCGGCGAGCGCGGTGAGACTAACGCGCATTTCGGTTCCGGGCACCTTGGGCGGCTCCGGCGGCGTCACGTCGATCGCGCTACCGAACAGAACTCGCAATGCGTCGCGGATGCGCCCCATAATTCTAACCCCTATACCGCCCCAAGGGCTTCCTCGCTCACTATCATAGGCTTCCGGTGCGCGCGACCAAACAAAATCATCACGCTATCGGCGAGGTTCGGCGACTTGACCGACGTGTTCGCGCCCGTGCTCCCGGCCGGAGCTTTATCGACCACGATCTTGCCCGCCGTGTTTTTGATGTACGTCGGTTGCGCGAGTTCCATCGTGAGCTTGCCGAGCAACCCCATTGGAGCGGTAGGGGAGGAGGCTTTCAACGCGGCGCTATCGAGCGAAATCAAATCGTCGGGGTCGAAATCATCACCATGCACGACGGCGCGCCACGTCTTGTAGAACCGGCGGCGAAGCGACCACCAGGATTGCGCCTTGCGATTTTGAAAGAAATCCTCGTTTTTCCGGCCCGGCACGTCTTCGGCGATCGGCATGAAAACGCCCGCGCTGCCCCGGAACGCATCGACCGCGATCGTCAATTGTTGGCGCTCGGCGCGCTGTTCGTTGATGACGCGGGCGTTGCCGCGCACGTCGGCACCTAGACCGTCGGCGTCGTACAGAAACTCCGCAACGTCGTTGGCGTCGGCAACATCGAACGCCCGTTGCGTGCTCGCGAAAATATCGCTGCCCTTGCCGGACCATTCCTCTACATGCGTGACCACCACGCCGAGCGCGACCGCGAAGGCGTTTTTATCCTTACCTTCATCGGCAACGTCCATCGCGCCGCGCTTGTTTCCCGTGGGGGCGAAACCGAGCTTGATATGAGCATCGACGGCGGCTTGTATCCACGCCGACGGTATCAGCACGCCCTCAACCGACGCCGCATAATTTATGTCGATTTCTTGGGCGACGGTAACCGGGTCGAGTTCATCGTTCTGTTTTTGATACCACGCATCATCCTTGCGCGGGTCATCGCGCCAATGGCACGTGAACACGTCGATTTTCCCGGAGTGGCGCTTTTCCGCAAAGGGGTTGGCGAGGCCGTTCGCCGAGCTGATATCGATGCGACAATTGGTCGTTTGGGAAAGCGATGCCTCGATCAATTGCGGCCGTTCAAGGTATGCCGCTTCATCGACAAAATAGATCGACTGACGATCGCCGCGCCCGATATTATCGCCCGCCTCGCCGGTGATCGTGCTGCCCGTGATCGGGAAACTCAACCGGAGATGCGCGCTATCGCGGCGCTCGCTCCACCCCCCGTTGAATTCTTCGGGAACGTGCAAGACGAACTGGCGGGCTTTCCAAAACAGGCTCTTGGGATGGCCGATCTTGTCAACGTATTCCTCTTTGCGCGAGCCGAACCCAAACGACAGATCGCGCCTAAACATGCAAAGCGTTGAGGCGAGCGAGACGGCCAACCACGACAAGCCGAAATCTCGCGATTTCTCGCTAAGGCCGGGGGAGCGCGCCCGCCAGTGCTGCACAACCCATTCGCACCACTCGCGTTGACGCGGAAATAGCAGGAACGGCACCATGACGGGTTGGTCGATTTCGGCGTTGCGGGGGTCGATGGTCACGCCCCAATCGTTGATGAAATCGGCCGGGTTGTCCCGGTAATATGCCTTCAACATCATCAATTGCGTCGGGTCGTTCCACCCGCGTATCTCGCGCAGCCGCCGCGCGCGCTCGGCATAGACCGGCCCGTAATCGGGATTTTTCCAATCGAATGCGGGCCGGTCGAGCACGGGGTAAATTACGCCTTCAAGGTATCGCCGGCGTCGCCTTCATCCTCGGTCATCTCACCGGCATCGACGGCCGCCGCCCGCAATTCCTCGGTCGTTGGCGTCGTCTGATCGGGCAGGGAGAGTTCGGTGAACGTCACCGTGCGCTGTTGATAGATATACACCGTCGCCGAGCTGTTCGGCTCGACAGTGGTCATCTCGGTCACCGGCTCGTTATTGCCGTACCGATCGGTCGTCTCGACCTTCACCGGCCAAGAGTGCGTGCTGATCGTGATGGTGGTCGTCATGTCGCGTCGTTCCTCGCACGCTTGCGGTGTTGAGCGCAATCGCGGCGGCAAGCGCGATAACGCCGCGATCAAGGCGGGAAGCTGTAGCAGCGACTTGTGTAGCGCCCATGTCCATAATCGTTCCGATCATCACAAAGCGGAACCCCCATTGCAAATAATCATCCCCCGTCACCGCCCGGCGGCAACAGCACCGACAACAGATCGGGCAACCCCGTCACGTCATCGTTTGCGTCGAGCGCACCGAAATCGACCATGACGGTTCGCATCTCGGCGAGGGTGCTCGCGGCTTTCTGTTCGTCCAAACCCGTATGGCCGCCGATAGTTTCCGCCAGCTCGTCGCCGAGCCGCATGATCAAGGCCGGTGACCACTCCGGGAATTTGCCGAGCTTCATCGCATCGGCGAGGGCGGATAGCGTGACCATCACGCGGCGACCTTGACGGGGGCGGGGTCACCGGCCGGAGCTGCATCGGTGTGGTGCGGCATCGGCTGCACGCGGATTTCGGCGAGCGCCTGGCGGATGGTTTCGTTGCGGTTGCGCGAGAGGCGTTCGTACTCGGTACGGGCGGCTTCGATCGCGGGCGCATGATCGCGGTGGATTTGCCGGAGAGCTTGAAGGCCGGCCGTCGCGAGTTCGATCGTCGGGAAGCGACCCGACACGTCTTCGGGCTTGTGGTGCGTCGGGTTGTTGTGCGGGTCGCGCCCATAGACTTGACCACGACGGCCCGCTTTCTCGCTTGTGATCGAGAGGATTTCCCAATCGTCGGCATAGTACGAACCGATGATGCCATAGGCGATGACGGGTTTCATGGCGTTCCTTGACGGGTGGCGAGGAAGCCGGTTATTAACGGCCCGTTGACCGTGCTGTCAACCGTTCACCCTCACACAAAGCGACACGACGGCGCATGTAACATGCCCCGCGCGGGACGCCCACCACGGGGCCGTGGGGTTCGTCCCTAGTGCATCGCCCCGCCATTGACGAAACGCTTGTACGCGGCGGCTATGGCGACCGGATCAAGCGATAGACGATCAAGCTCGGCATCGCTCGGTATCGGGTCGGTGAGCAAGCGCACTTGGGCGATATCGAAGCCGGAGAGCTTGGCGAACTGTTCGGCCGCCTGTCCCTTATCGGCCATCTTGATTTCGATGCCGTTGCGCGTTTCCTTGATACCCTCGAAAGCGGCGCGGGCGGCGGGAGACAACTCGCGCGTGTCGGCAATGTCAGATCGGCCGCGCCCGCGCCCGTGGCACTCCGGGCAGTCGGGGTTGGGGCCGCGTCGCGGATCGAAACCGAAGCCGCCGCCGATATCGGGCAAGGGGGCTTTCGTCATCTCGGCGTCGGCGCACGCTCGATCGAATTCCGCGAGCGTCCATTGATAGCCGAAATTATCGCCGTGGCAGTGACGGCAAGCGTCGATCGCCCAAGCCGTAATTTCGGCCGGGTCGTACATCATCCGCCCAAACCACCAGGCAAGCAACCACTCGCGCGTCGCATTCAACGGCGCAGCGGCGGCGGCCTGAATTTCGGTAATTCTCCGCGAAATATCCGCCCGCCCGTTGAGCCGCCAGATTTCGGTATTCATCGTCTTAACCGTGCGCTGCCCCTGCCCGTATGTGGCGCGAAAAGCGTTCGCATAGCTATCGACCGCCGCAAGCTGGCAGTATTTTTCGTGTAGCGGGTTTTCGAGGGCTGGCATGACGCTGATCGTATCGAGGAAATTGATCGCATCGGCAAGTGCTGATCACGCTCACGATTTCGGATAATTTCGATAATTTCCCCCGTTTACCCCCATGATTTTAAGTACGGGGTATTGCAAGTCATTGAAAACGCTCGATATAAATTATCATTTTACCCCCATGATTTTAACTATGGGGTATTAGTTAAGTTATTGAAACTATTAGATATATTCCTTAATTTACCCCTATACCCCGTACATTTCCACTTTGCTACGTGCACGCGATGCGTGCGCGCACGCGCGCCCTGTCTCGAAGGGGTCGTTTCTACGGGGTACGGGGTATTTTAAGGAAGTTCGCGAGCGATTACAGCGACTTGACCATACCCCTATATACGGGGTAAATTAAGGATTGTACGGGGTAAATCGGCCCGCATGGGGGTGGATTATCGATTACGATAAATTATCTCGCGCCCCTCGAAATCATAGATCGGTTTTTGGGTGATGCTGCCCGCCCAAATTATCGCCATCGCAAGCGTCCATAATTTAGCGACGTTCGGATGGTCGATAATTACCGCGATGATAATTATCGGAACCGACGTAATTATGACGATAAACGCCCAAGCGGCCATATTATTGACGACGCCGCGCATTCAATCATCGCTCGTCGGCGTGTCGTAAATTATCTCGTCATCGCGTAATTTCGGGCAAGTCGGTCGATCCTCGCCGACGCCCCAACGCAAGCCGCACGATATGCAAACAATCTCGTCGCTCTCCCGGCGGGTGCGAGCGCAATCGTCAACCGGCCCGCGCGGGACGAACCCGGCGGGCGTGGTGAGGCTGGCGATTTCATTCCGATAAGCGGCGACGGCCCGCGCGCCGCGCGCATAGGCGGCACGGGAGGGTCGCGACGGGCCGCGCCGTTTGGTCACGGGTTCACGCGCTGCCCTGGGCGGGAGGAAGCCCGTGACCAAACGGCGCGAGCAAATGCCCGTGAATGCCCGCTATGGCCGCGACGAGAGGGTTTGCCGTCGCCTCGATCAGCTCCGGCCATGATACGATCGTTTGGGCGGTATGCGTGCCCTTGGGCGTCGGGGCGGCCCCAAGGATGCGAATGCCGTCGCCGATGACGTGCGCCCGGATGCCGATCGCCGGACCCTGCATCTTGTCGGTGATCTGCCCGGCTTCCGCGAGCCGTTCGATGATCGTCGCGCCGAGCGCGGTGAGGGCGGGCGGGGTGTCGGTCATATCGTCGGCTCCGGTTGAGGGTCGTGCATCTCGGCAAGATCGCGGCGCACCGCAACGCATTCGTCCATATCGTGATATTCGGGTTCATCGATCTGCCCGCACGAAATGCAGCGCACCGTGTCATCGTTGACGACGGCCGGATAGAAAATGTGCTTGCGATATGGGCGATGGTTGACCCGGATCATCTTGCGCTCGCGCAGCGCCATTCGTCCGGCGGCGGTGAGCAACCACGCCCAACACAGCGTGCGGCGCGCTCGCGACTGATCATCGGCCATGACGATCAGCCCGCGCGCCTCTAGCGCCCCCGCCGTCGAGTTCGTGTTGCTGATCTGAAACGGCCGCGTGCCGTCACCCCAACCCCGTTCTACGTCGTCTAGCATCCTCGCCATCGTGAGGCTGATCGGCTTCATATGTCGTCCCCCAATCCGTTGCGAGTGCGGCGCGATCGTATCCGGTCGGCGGCCTCGATAATCAGCCGCTCGATATATTCAACCGGGCGCTCGACGCGATCAAGGTTGCGGGCGTGCTCGGTCATCAACGCGGGGCTATGACCCGCAACGGTAATTTCCACCGTGCCGTCGCTCTCCCGAAAGAGGTTGAGGCTGGCGAGATGCGTTCCGATGGTCATCGAACGGCCCTCCCGCGATAAATCCGCCACCCGACAAGCAACCACGATCGCTTGCCGATGGTGAGCACCCGTAGAGCGCCGACGCGCGTATAGCTTATTTTCATGGTCGTTCCCTCGCTTTGTCGCCTTCCCACTGGCGGCCGATCACGTCGAGCAACCCGACGCCATCCGTCGCGCAGCCGTGACAGACATTGAACGCGGTGATTTCGTCCATCACGATTACCGGCTCGACGCGCGGCCCCAAGATGCCCGCGAGCGCCAAGCCATCCGCCCCGCCGCCCATGCTCATAGCAAGCCCGACATGCTGACGCACCGCCGAGCCGTCGATGCCGCATTGCTTGGCGCTGATACGGAAAAATATCGGGAGTTCCGTCGCGAGCAATTGTCGCCCGCACGCGATGCACGGCCCCATAGCCTCAACGGGCAAATGCGGTAATTTATCGAGTTCGTTCATCTCAATCCTTCCTGTAATTTTCGCTTTTCCATAGCTCGAAAACGTCGGGGTGCGCTTCCCGCCACCCGTCGCGCATCGTCATCGCGCGCTCTAATCGCTCTTGCTCAAGCTGGCGTTCAAATCGGCCGCGCCACCACCAACCGAACGCATATGCGCCGAGCACGCCGGGAGCGAGGATAGAGATGACCAACATCAACGCGATTTCGGTGATAGTCACGCTGCCACCTTCGATTGGACATAGGCGATGGCATGGGCGCAAACGATCGCGCGCCGAAGCGGGGTGTTGACGCGCGGGTTGATGGAAAATTCCCACGGGCGGGGCTGGCGGCCGTCGAGCACGCTCACGCAATGGACCTCAACGGGCACCGGAGCTGCGCAGCGTACCGACGCCATACGGGTTTCGTGGATTATCGTCGCGGTCATCATCGGGGCGTTCCTCGGTTGCTGAAACCGTCCTACGCCCGAAGTCTTACCAAACCGTTGACGCCACGGTCAACCTAATAATCGAAACCACCGCCCCTTGGGTTCGTCGCATATCACTGGCGATCGAGGCCGGCCGGGGCGGTCAAGCTGTCCCCCGCGCGTCTCGCCGGCGAAGGTGAACCCGGCCGCGCGGATCGAACGGCCATCCTCGCCGGGCAATGTGTACGTCCAGGCTTCGCGGTAACCGAGCGCCGCGCCCGCTCGACAAATCGCCCCGTACAGCATCGAACACGCCGGAGCCGCGTGACCATCGACGCGGGGCAGATCGGGGAGCACGGCGACACGGGTGATGACGAATATCGGCTTGCCTTCCCACGCTGGCGGGGGACTGCCCGCGAGCGCGACGCCGACGGTGGTGCCCCGGTAATCGACTGCCACGGCGAATAGCGCACCTTGAATTTTCGGGAGATGGCGATGCACCGCGGCAACCCAAGCCCGCCCTTGGCGACCCGTTATAGGGGATATCGCGTAGTCGCTCATTTCCAACCGAACAGCCGGTTAATCTCGGTCATGTCGATATCGCCCGCGCCGCCGCGCCGTGCTCGCGCGACGAGAGAAAACCAGCAACGCCAAAAGCGGCGGTTCAAGGCGTCATCCCAACCGTGGCGCTTCGCGACGCGGAAAAAGCGCAGATAGACCAGGCGGCGCGCCGATCGCGGCGGGCACGCCATGCGCCAATGCTCGCCGCACAACCATAGATCGTTGCGCAGCTCCCGGCTCTTGCCGGTGGTGGTGGTCGTTCGGCGGCACCCTTCAACCGCGCACGGGTTCCGATCGGCGTGCGCCGCGCAGCGCGCCCAACGGCCGCGAATGAACTCGCGAGCTGGCGAACCGCAACAATCGCATGACGATCGGTTGCCGATGCCGTCGGTGGTGATCATTTGTCGTTGGCGGTCGCGCCGAATTTGAGCGCCGCCGCGTCGTTGGTCACGGTGTTCTGCGCGACCGTGTACGCTTTGCAGATCGCGGCAACATCGGTGAGGTTGGTCGAGAGATGCCCGCGCAGCACGTAGAGGCGCGGCTTGCCATTGTCGGGGGCGACGGGGTTGTGAACGCGGCCGTCGTTGAGGCCGGGGTGATAGTCATAGCCGAGCGCCTGTAGCATCTCGCGGCGCTTGGTGCGCGGCACGGCCGCGCGGATTTGGTCTAGCAGCCGATCGACCATGATCGAGGATACCCAACCACCAGCGAACCCCGGCCGCCCTTCCTCGATCGCTTCGATAATCTCTTGCTCGGCGCGCCCCATGCTCAACCGGAGCGCGGCGGCCGTGCTCGACGTGAAGGGCGCGCGAACGCATAGCTGCGCGGGGTCAAGCTCGGCGGTGAGCGCATAGCTGCGCAGATATTCGTTGATCACCGCCGCGCCGTACATCGACCCGAACTCGG